TTCTTTCTTAATTGTTTCATACTTCGCGATAAAAAAGTATCTTTCATCTCCTATAGGAGGATTAGATCGAGCAGCAGCCCCTAGTTCTTCTAGGCGTCTCTTTTTTTGAGTTTTATTAAGTCCTCTACCTATAGCACGTATTTGAGTTTTTAAATACGCGCTCCATAGCTTCCATACCTTGTTTAACTCATCATCACTAATATCATCTTGCCAGATGTCTTTTATAGCTTCTTTAAATCTGCTTACACTTACTGCTAGTATTTGACCGTCTTGTCCTACAAGAGGCCCTCTAGCAATATTCTTAGTAAGAATTTCTTCTAATACACTTTTTGCTATTTTTCCTAGTGCTGACTTACTCATTAGAAATTCTTATACAAATCCAGAACACGTTTTATGTGGTCTGGAAATGCTACACTATCTCGAACACTTGTACTGCCTTGATTCTGAATGCTTGCGCCTCCAAGAGTCTGGCGTTCTTTGTGCTCATCTTTCAGATAGTATGTAATCAAATCATGTACTGCAAGTTTTAAATCTGCTGGAGTTGCAGAATACCCAGCAGTATAAACTACTTTTACAGCAGCTGGACCTTGTGCCCAGTTTCTATAGTTAGATCCGTTTGTAGTACGATACAAGCTATCAGTTGCACTGTCTAAGTAATACTCATAGTTTCCAGTAGTCAGAGCAATATAACTTTGATCATACCCACTTCTTTCTTCTACTGAAGTAATTGCATTTACAGGACTTTCTGTAAGTTGTACAATGTGCGTATTCCAATGTACATTTATATACTCTGTTTTTGCAGAAGTATAATAGTCAATAATTGAGTTTCCACAGTAAGTTTTTACTAATTGACTCACAGAACTAACCAGCGAAGTAATCCTTAAATCCTCTTTCGGAGTATTGATTCCTTCCGCTTCTTTATAATCGTTCAGAGTAGTTAAATTAGCCATAAGTCATTTAGTAAAAACTCGGGGGAGTTTCCTCCCCCAAGTATCTCAACTATTACTGGTAAGCCCAGCGGATAGATGGTTTGTTGTCGCCAGCGTTGGCAAACAGCTCGTTGAAGCCCAGAGACTGTGATGCAACGATCACATTCTGCTGATCTTTTACGCTGTACTCAGTTTCTATGTTAACGCCACGGAGACGTGGAATTACATAGTTGTTCATGTTTACAGCAAGAGCGGCTGTTGAAGTAGCTGCACTAGCGGCATCAAGGTTATAAGCTAGCTGGTCAGTAGCAATGACAGGTGAGCCATATACTGAACCAACCATACCTACACGCTTGGTTGCCAGGTCGCTACCAACTTCAGTTACGTCTGTGAAGCCAGAAGCATCAATCAGTTCGTAATAAACGTCAGTCGGTACGATGTAAGCGACATCAGAAGGATTCAGGCCGTATTTGCCCATTTCCTTTCTCATGCCGAGCAGGTTGGCGGGGGTAACTTCAGCAGATGTTGAAGCATCAAGAGCTGTAGTTGCCGAAGCAGTAGCATAACCGCTAGTATTATCAGTACCAGAAGCACCAACAAGACCAGTAGTAAAGCCACCAGAGTTACCTACGAGGATTGCCTTATCAATAGCAATAGCGTGAGCACGTGCCAGGGCAGAGGTAACCATGGGAAGGACAGAAACAACGATCTGCTCGTCAGTGTCATTCGAAATGAATGTACCTGAGATCAGACGATGAGCCTGCAAGATGACCTGAGATACAGTGTAGTTGTTGTCACTGTTATCAGTCAACTGGTTAGAAGAAGCAGTGATGCCTGCTGCACTCCAAGAAGCACCATTGGAATCAGGAGCAAGTGGCAACACAGTGGCGCCAGAAGCAACCTGAATTTCGCGGAAAAGAGGAGCAATCTTCATTTCCTGACGAACTTCTTCTTCAAACTGCTGAGAAACGATTACATCGATACCAGCAGCAGTGGTAGAGGTATAGTCAACACCAGCTTTTTCAAGCATATCCTTCGCATATGCAGTGTCAAAACCTTTACCAGTGATTTTACCAAGAATATGGGCAGACAGAAGGTCTTTACCAATAGACTTGAGTTCCTGACGACCACGGCCAGAGAAGTCACGCTTGCTGTTACGCATAGCTTCCAGCTCAGCAGCTTTCTCTTCAAGGTCAGTCTTGTACTTGTTAAGGATTTCCGCAGATTCAGCTTTTTCAGCTTCGAATTCCTTGCGAATATCTGCAACTAGCTGCTCAGCACCAGTAGTGATGCCAACACGAACAGCTTCCTTCTGCTCAGCTTCAGCAGCAGCTTTTTCAGCTACTTTAGTGGCTTCAGCTTCAGCGGCAGCCTTTTCGGCAGCCTTTTGCTCGGCTTGCTTCATTGCCAGATTTGCAGCAGTTTCTTCTGCTACCTTCTTTGCAAAAGCTTCCAAGTCGATTTCCGGAGTTTTTACATCTTCGGACATTTCGATCTCCTTTTGTGTGGAAGAATCTTCCACGCTTACCGGTGTATCACTAGCTATACTAGAAGTATTAACTTCATCCTTAGCCAGAGACTGACCGGCTAGATCTACACGATTAATGAAAGTTTTCTTGAAGTCTTCGTATTCAGCCATCGAATCAAAAGACTTCGAAAGTGAGAAAGTAGCTGCTTGATTGCAAGGCACGGAAACTACCGATACTTCAAACAACTCAGCATCCTTTATCATTAGTCCCTCGGTTTCCTGTAAGTAATCAGCATCCTTGACTCGGAAACCAACGGAAAAAGCTCCAAGAATGCCCTCTTTAACTAGTTCGCACACATTTGCAGGTGCGGATTTGCTAATCTTTGCCTCGAGTTCGAGACCTTTATCTGTTACTTTTAGCCCAGTAGCTCTACCAATAGGACGGTCATAGTCATGATTAAAAAGAATAATTGGATTCTTTTCAAAGTTTCCTAGCCCGCCTTTACTCCATGCTTCTGGAGAAATAGAATCTCCCGCACGGTCAACATCATTGGTGCTAGCCATTCCACGAATAATGACAGAACCATCTTCTGTGGCTTGTGACTTAAAAGTAGATGTGAGATTAAAAATTTTCTCCATCATTTTTCACCAGTTTTTACTGCTGTTGCAGTCTTCGCCTTTGGCTTTGGTGGAGTTTTCTTTACCGTAGCTTTAGGCGTAACTTTTGGTTTTTCTTCTACTTTGGGGTTATGAATAAGATCCCAAACGTCTGGTACTTCCCTTTCTATCATAACTAATAAACTATTCCACGAACCTGTTATTCTGTCAATTTCTTTAACTGTACAAGACGGTGGAAAGTCTTTCATCTGAGAGTATTCCTTTCTAGTAGGAACACGTCCAAGTTCAGCAAAAAATAAACCAACTTCTCTTGCTAAACGTAATCTTTGTCTTTGCCTTCTAATTGCTCCCATTAGTATTTTCCTCTTCTATGGGTCGACCTCCTAAATCAGGATTTGCAGCCGAACCAGCAATATTTGCGGGAACTCGAAGCTCGTCATATCCTTCGACAGGTTCAAAGCCAAGACTATCTCTGGCTTCGTTTGGACTAATAATTCCAGTATTTACAAGTGCAGAATAATACTGAGACTGGTCTCTTAACTCTGGTTGCAGAGCTGGTATATCTGACACATCTTCTCTAACTTCAAAGCCAAAGAAGCGTGTAAATGCAAAGTTCATTTTACGAACTATTGGAAGTATTGTTTCCAAATAGTACAAACGCATATTTGGTCGGATATTTGCGTTGTTACCTGAATCTAGCATGATTGGTGGTATGCCAATCGATTTCAATATAATCTTTTCGTTTTCTTGAATCGCATTCGAGAAGTCAAGTTCTCTAAAGTTTACAGCAGATATTTTATCTACTTCTAAACCGCCATCAAGAATCAAAGGTCTGTGTCCGCCAGCGTCAGGCTTGTAACGAACTGCCCATGATTGTAACATTCTTTCTTTAATCTTTTCAGACAAAGTATTTGGAGACTTGAGTACCAGACCTGGAACTGCTCCATTTTTAAAGAAGTTATCCTGAAACTTTCTCATGTTTGCCATCAACTGCATTGTGCGCACTGCTGGCTTTAATCTTGATACACCTCTGTAAATATCGTGAAAAGAATTTTCTTTTATATGGATAATTTCGCTAGGTGAATAATCAACATCGTTATAGGTATACTTTTCGACATAAGTTCTTGAATCTGCGTGAATAGTGACATTATCAGCGGGTATATGGTACAAGTGAGCGCCATCATAGTATATGAAAATGTTACCATCGAGGATGTAATCAGTGATAACATTCCTCTTAAAAGTATTAATATCCTGAAAAGGATTTGGTTCAACATTGAGTAGAGTATTTACTTTTGCTCTCTTAATACCTTTAATAACTCCAGGTAAAGAGACTGGTTGTACTACAGCAGGTATTTCTGCAGCGTCGTCTACTACCATGTTTACCGCGCGATTTACAACTTCAAGAGTTTCATAGTACATTTCGTAACTATCATGAAACTCTCTCGAACCTTGCTTATCTGCTCCAAAGTAAGCCTGTATGGGATTAAGCTTTTCTTCGGTGTCTTCTAATTTTTTTCCGCCTCCGAAAATGTTATACCATGCCATGCTTTTCTCTCTGAATTTCTACCCATTTTTTCTGCTTTGTAGCAGTTCCAAGTGATGGATCTTTTCCGTAAATTGAGTGTAACTGTAAGTGGTGCTTGTGGCAAATTGTTACTGTATGTTCGTACAATTCTGCCCAGTGTTCTTCTATAAAAATGTCTCTAAATTCTAATACATCTTCTGGGAGTACTTTTTTCTGTTTTACCCACTTATGTAATAAAGGGCTTAAACTATAAAAGTGGTGGAAGTCTAGGTCTTCCTCCGTTCCACAAATGTAGCACTCAGTGCCTTTTTGATATCCCGACTTTGCTTTGTCTCTTATGTATTTTACGAGGTCTCTCTTTAAATCCATTTTTCATTACCGAAATTATATCTAAGTTGAGGTTTTATGTCAAATATTATTTTTCTCACCTATCATTAGAACCCTGTGACCGTGGTTTCAAATGAATACAAAGCATACCTAAGTGCGTCTGCCATGTGTGAGGCCATATCATGTTTTGGTTTTTCTTTTAATAAGTTGGGATTTGGATCCCATTGATACTGGTCTAGACTTACAAGTGAGTGATTACAGTTCTTATGAACAATCAAGTTGTCATTATCAACTATACCTGCTACATGACCAATGCCATCAATTACTGATTTCTTTGCATTGATAGTTGAGATACTATAGTTCTGTGCAAAGTCAAATCGTGTCTGTGCTGCTGCGGAGTCAATGTAAATGTAATCAATACTCCACTTTTCCATCATGTGAAGAATGGCTTCTGCGTGTTTATCTGTTGTCTTCTCTGCATCATAGTATTCATCTAGCAGATAGAACTTTTCATTATCCCAGTCATATGCAATTACACAAAAAGCCGTAGGATCACGAAAACCAACATCAAGACCGGCAAAGATATCCATTCCAGTAGTATCAAATTCGGACAAATCCGCGATGCAATCTTCCGCGTTAAAATTCCAGATCTGACCTTCATACGTGTTAAAGTCCGCTTCATATTCTTGTTTAAACTCTGCACTACTCATCGATTTCCTGGCTTCTTCAATGTCAGATGGGCTCATGCGAGGATTGTCTAAATATGTTGCACGTATGGATACCCACTCAGGATAATCATCCTGGAAGCCTCTCTCGAAGAACTTTGCAAACCAGTTGTTTCTTCCTCGAGGTGTTGAAATAAAAATCGCTTTCGAATTGTCTTTGTCAAGCGTAGGACGAAGAGATACGTTAAATGCTTCTTCTCCGTCTGTCAAAGCCGCTTCATCAAATATAATCAAATCATAGGATCGACCTACACAAGAGTCTACTTGGTTTACTGATCCCATGCGTATTGTTGAGCCGTTTGTTAGCTCAATTACTTTATCTTTTGCGTTGTCTCTTTTTACCTCTAAGTCAAAGTGTTTTATTAAGTTTCTTTGCAAATCAAATGAAATTTGGGAAAGCGAGTAGTTGGGAGACATGATAAGTATGTTCGACCCCGGTACGAGAGAAACAAGCTGTCCTACAATGTTTGCAATATATGTCTTTCCCTGCCTACGAGAGAGTGATGCTGTAACAAAACGATACTTGGGATTGTTTACAGCATTGATGAGAGCTATCTGCGAAGGCAGTGGGTCAACTCCTAAAAGTTCCAGGTATGGATTTACTGGAAGTTTTAGAAATCGAGTGTCTGGTTGTAGCTCTACTAAACCTTGTGAGTGTATATCTTTTCTGCTTATTTCTACTGTCATTTTCTTATATACCAAGATGGATAACGAGACCAAGGACTTTCCTTGTTCTCAAATTCGTATACGACTACTTTCTTCTTTACGGATTTTGCAAATTTATCTACGCACTTTACATTCTTTGGCCATTTACGAAGAGAGTAGTCGTCTCCTGAATAAATACCGCCAGGCTTTAGTTTTGGCCACCAGTCATAAAGTGTTTTGCCGTCTTCTTGTCCTGTGTGTGCGTAACCGTCTACATAAATAAAATCAAAAAAATTATCTTCAAAAATTTCAAGAGCTTTCGTAAAGCGCATTCGTAGTATCTCTACATTATCATATTCTGATAAAAGCTCTTTTGTTCTTTCATACTGAGCATCGTTGTGACCTCTGTCACCTGCCCAAGCATCTACACAATACCAGCGATATACTGGAATATTTGCTAAAACTCTACTTGAGAAATATCCTTCTGCTACTCCTAGTTCTATGCCGACAGGGTTATCCCCTGCTAGCCGAACTATATCTTCCCTTCTTATCATTACTTACCTTTCTGGTATGCTTGAGTTCCAAAAAATGCAGCTACGATTGCTGCAACTGATACGAAATATGTGGCTGCCATATCTCCTAAGATTTCTGCTGCTTGAGTATGGTCTGCCCATTCTGCAAAAATTACACAAGCTGGGTACAGTAGCATGCCAAAGAGTGCAAACCATGCCATTGCACGTTGAGCATCTCTCATTGCGTCTTCGTCCTCTAAACGTTTTCTTTTAAATTCGAGGTCGAGGTCATACTCCTCTTGAGAAATATGCCCGTCCCCGTTAAGGTCTTTTTTTGCAATCTCTGAGTCAACTGTTTTTGTGACTTTCTGTTCTTCTTCTGCCATATCAGTTACTGAGTAGAACTACATCAAAGTTAAGAATACAATCACTGTTTGCACTTGTTGTAGTTGCTCGAAAGTCTATATCTGACTTTTCTGGTAAAACGAGAGGTATAGTAAATTCTTGTCGAAAACTACTTTGATAAACTTTAGTTTCGCTTTTTAATCGAAAACCATTAATAGCAGGATCTCGAACAAATAGATCTACAGAAGCGTCATCGCCTTTACCTGTACTTGCAGTATAATTCATTAAAAACCCAGTCTTCTGACGAGGAATTGTATATACTGCCATAAGTGTCTGAGCAAGGCCAGCGTCTACTTGAGCAACTATAGTGCCTGTCCCGCTTCCAACCCGTGCAGTGATAGTGCCTGCATTTTCATCAGAGTACTGCATACGAAAAACTCGAAGAAATGGATTTATTGTAGTAACTGCTGTAAGTCCAGTAAGTGTTATTGTTTCTTCAAGAGAATCATAATTTGCATCAAGTCCTTGAATTGTAAGAGTACCAGTATCACCTCCGTCCGTACTCAATACAAAAAGTGGCTGTGCCGCAGTTAAAGAGCTCCAGGGGTACAAGCCTCCTGCACTCCAAATGCTTTCTGGAGTTCCTGTAAGAGCAAGGTTACTTCCGAATTTATGAATATAAGAATATTGAGGGTCATTCCTCAACATTGAAAGTGTTAATCCAAAGGGTTCAAACATTACCACTTCACCTTATCTGCCCAGTATGCTGCAGACATCTTGCCTTTTGCAATATTCTTCGCATGACGAGCCTTGAAAGCACGTCTACGGGCTGCATAGGCTTTGCTTTCTCCTGCTTTTTTCGGAGAGCCTTTTACACCCTGCTGTCCAAACCGTATAGTCTTTACTTTACTTCCTACTTTTGCCACGACTATATGTGACTTCTTCGGATGTTTTGGAGTACGTTTTGGTTTGTTGTACCCTGAAACACCAGCTCTTGTAAGTCGGGGGTCTTTTTTCTTAGCTTTTCTTTTTGCGGCCACGTTTCTTCTTCTTGTATCCACTTGCGTAGATAGCTCGACCCTGTTTCTTAGCGTCTTTTTTGCGTTTATAAGTCTTTCCAGACTTTCCCCACTTATATCCGCCTTTAACTTTTCTTACTGGCACTACTCTTCTCCTTCAATCTGCTTTAGCTGTATCTTTTCCAGCTTCAGCCTGAGTTTTTCTAACTCTTCGTCATAGTACGTCAGTTTTCTTTCGATGTAAAGGAGTCTGATATTTTGTTCCGCATCGTCTGGTAATGCACCTAATTCGCCTCTTGGCCATTTTACACGAAACTCACTATTCATTTCGACTTCTTTATTTACTACAGAAGTATCTTTTTCTATTTGAGTAATCCTATTTTCAATGTTAAAGTATGCGATAACCGCCATACTTGTTGCTACCATTAATGCTACTAGGTTTCTCAAGGGTATAATAATATTCGAATGATCACTTACTTTGTAGTCAGAGTCATTCATTTCTTCCTTCTCTTGCGAGCATATGTTTTCACATATGTCGGCTTGCCTCCAGGATTGCCTGCTGCTCGTTTACGACGAATTGCTGAGCGAATCTGAGCTTTTGTCATTCTGCGAGCTTTTGCGGCTGGTACACACTTTGGATATTTCTTTCCAGTTGCACTCTTACGACCACAAGGCTGAAATCCACCACCCTTTTTTGGACGTGACAGGTCTACCCACTTCTCCTTAAACCACTTGGTAAGGCCAGAGTTCTGTCTAGCCATTACTTTTTCTTCCTTCTTTTCTTATGAGCAGAATTTTTCATAAGTTTGCCGTTTGGCATGTAGTGATAACCTTTTGGAGCTTTCTTACGCTTCTTCTTTTTCTTTTTGCCACTGTGATAAGCCATTATTTT